CGGAGGGGTCCCCCTCCAAGTAAGCGGTTTCACCACCCGCTGGTCCCGCGCTGCCCACCGAAGATTTTAGCACGGGACTGTGTCTGGCCACCCATTCTCGCGGGTGCAGCCGGCAAAGGCACGCCCTCTACTCGTACAGACCTGCTCACAGAGGGTGAGATAGCAGATCTAGCTTAGAAGCCGCGGCGCGCGCGGACCCCCCCTTTGCGGGATAGCTTTTTGTGTCGCTAAGCTGGTTACACCGCCGTACACAAGGTGTTTCCACCAGATGTCGATAGACGGGGCTAAAGACACCTCCCCCCGGACCGAGGGGGAGGCCGCTCCGCACCCGGACAGTTACCGGGCCGCCGGCTATTAACCGACTCGGACTACACCGCTAGGAGAGCTATGTTGGTCCTTGACTGTGGCAGACGATGCGACGAAGCGCACACCCGAGGCCCCAGCCTGGGGGGGGTAAACGCCGCCAAGGGTAAAGGAGACCCCGCGGCTTTGGGCTAAAAGCGAGCATACCAACTGGACTCCAGCAGTCCAGGTTCAGCCTCCAGGGCAGCGCTATAGGCAGGATACTCAGTGACCGAAGATGCCAGGCCGAACCCTGGCACCAACTGAGACTCCATCAAACGTTGGTCAGACACGCAAAGACCGAACGCGCGCTCGAAGCTTAATCTCGCATCAAGCGAGACAGGTATGGCATCTCCCTCCACGGCAAGCCAAGCACCCATCACAAAGTAATGGGCCAGTGAACCCTCGTGCACTGGTTTACCTTCAAGCCCAATGTAGCGGAGCATGTTGAGAGCCATCTCCTGCAGAACAGGGACACCACGTGCCAAAGACAACTCACACCTGGAAACGTCGCGGAGCCAGCGACGACCAAAGAGAGGCTCCGAGAGCCAGCGGTGGGAAGCCGCGAACCCGGAAAGAACCTTCCTCCAATCCCTCACCATGGTCCAACCAAGACCAGGCCCGAGGTACACAGGTGCCGACTGTCCGAAACGAACAGCCTCCAACACAGACACAGGGGCGTCGAGCACCAGCTCCTGCCCACACTGACTGAGAACCCTGGAGGAGAAGTCGGGGAAAACTCGGGAAACATCCGCGCCTGCCAGGAACACAAGCGCGTTATCACCGTCCACCAAGATGTCGTAAGGGACATCATCGGGGATCCCGGAAGCCGCGGACGCCAACATGATCAACGAATTGCCCATGCCCGTGTTAAAATCGCCGCTAGCCCGCCCACCGGGACGAGAAAACTTCCAACCTCCAGGGGTCCTACCAATCAGCGACAATTGATAGGACAGCACACCTGCCAGGGAACGGCAACGCCCATAGGCCGCTCCGTACACAGCGTGCTCCTCAGCCAGTTGAGTGGAGCTGACGTGAGCCTCGAAGCCCTTGCCGTCAGCCTCAAACACTACACAGCCCTCGAAAGCGCCAAACTTGCGGGCGATGAGGTTCGCCCTAGCGCGTGGTGAGAGCCCCTTAGCAACGACTCTGGTGGACCCAAACTTGGCTAGGTGCGCCCCCAGCCAAGTCGGTTCACGGCCCTTGAAAAACCATTTGAGCGTGAGACGACCCCACAGCCAATGCTCAAAAGGTTTCAGCCAAGATGCCAGGACCAAGTTATACCTAGGACTACGCGGAAAAATCATCCTAGGTTTGTGGAACTTGTCCAGGTTTATCTTCTCAGCTTTCAGAAAGGCGTCGAGACGAGCGTCTCGACTAGACAAAGGCCCGTCCTCCCGAAGGGACCTTTCTGCTTCAAGATACCTACGACGCATTGCACCCGTATAAGACTGCGCCGTTTCCAGATAGGACCACTTATAACCGCAATAGCGCCCAGCCAGAATCCTCAAGGAGCGAAACGTCCTCGAGAAAGCTGGCCCCACAGGGCGATCATCCGGCCAGGGCAAAGGTCCCAACACGCGGTAAAGAAGGGCCGCGCGCTCGTTGCAAGGGCAGTTGGAATGGACGCCGGGTACCCAAGTACCCTCCAGCCCCGACGTCCATGCCACCCGCATTTTCCGCTTGTGATGGTCAGCGACCATGTCCCCGTGAGCCTCCAGACAGGCATCCCCCCTCAGGGGTGGAGCAGTGTTCCCAACGCACTGCCCCTCACAGGTCCACACACGGGCCTAAGCCCGGTGCCACCAGCGGGGTGAACCCGGCCCGAGGTCCTCAAGAGTCTCCGCCAGAGCGGCCTCTTGACAGGGAACCTCTAACGCTAACCTCATCGCAGACGCAACAACGATGAAACCAAGGTCCTTAGGTAGACCTTGACGCTTGACCCAGTCCAACGCCCTAAGGCGAAGAGCCGAGATAAGCACAGCGTCGCGTTGTCGGAGCAACGCATAAGCCGATAGCTTCGATAGGAGACCCGGGAAGCAAACTTCCCTCGAACCGTCCGATAGCTCGATGAGATGATAAGGCTCATCGACCTCCTCACGAAGTGAGCCCTCGGATAACCGAGAGCAACGAACGACTCCTCCACCAAGGAGTCTTGCACCGTCCTCAAAATGAGAAAGGATGGAATTGACAGCAGCCGGGTGCCGCGGAGAGGGGAGGTCTGGTGTCCACCGCCCTCTCAAAACGAAACCCAAACTGCCGCGCTTCAATCCAAGTCGGGAAGCACA